TCATGTCCCAGCAGGCGTATCCCCCCGCTTACTACTCCCTGCCAAGATATTCCACGACGCTGTGGAACTACTCGCAGATGATAAAACTGTACCGGCCTCCATTGATCGGAGTCACAAACATCCAGTACGTGGACGCCATAACCGGGGAGCTGCAAACCTTGCTTCCGGGGACGCCCGCAAACCAGCAGGGTGCCTTCGTGGTGGACAACGAAAACGAACCGGCGCGCCTGTTCCCGAACTCCGGGCAGAACTGGCCCGCCTGCCTCTACGTGCCGAATGCCGTGCAGATCAACTTCACGGCGGGGTATGGCACGAGCGCCGGCTCGGTGCCTCCTGAGATCAAGGTCGCCATGCGCATGCTGGTGAAGCTCTGGGATAGGGACGAAACCCAGATCGGCAAGCCCTGCGAATGGGTGGACCGGCTGCTGTGGAGTCTGCGGTGCGAAGACTGGGCATCGACGAGAGGATGACATGTCAACAAGTCTCTGCGCACTCCAGGATGTAAAGACGTGGCTCGCTATGGGCGCGGCTGCATCGAGCGACGACAGCCTCATCACGGGACTGATTGTAAATGTTTCCACCGACTTCCTGAATGAGATCCGGCGGCCGGATTTCACCCCGGCTCAGAATTACAACGAAGTGCGGGAAGGCGACGGCGGCGATTTGATGGTGCTGAGGCACTGGCCCATCAATTCCATTGTGAACCTTTCGCAGATCGGGGCTGGTGGCTCGCCTCCGCTCACCGGGTCATCGATTGACCAGGCCAGCGAGACCTATACGCTGGGGCAATTCCAGACGGATCCTCCGCAGTACAGTTTCACTGTCTCCAATGCCGCAACGTTCATGTACGATGGGCCGCCCGGCCCCGAGAATTCCCTGCCCGCCGTGGTCTCGGTATCGACCGGCTTGCCCTTCGCTTACATTTCGCAGGGGCCTCTTCAGCAGAGTCAATACAGTGTCAATCCTTCAACTGGCACCTACACATTCTCGGCTGCGGACGTAGCCGCGAAAACGCAGGTGGTCATCAGCTACACCTGGTTCAACCTGGGAGGCCTGAGTGCCATCCCGGAATCCGCCAACGACGTGGCACCGGGCTGGTGGATCGATTCGGATGTGGATCCGGAGCGCCGGTACGAACTGTATCTCGACGGAAAGGTCTTCATTTTCGTCGACGAACGGGAATACTCCATTACCTACAACGCGGGATATGCAGCCGTTCCTCCCGATGCGGCACAGGCCGTAATCGAGTGGACGGCACAGCGCTACAAGTCTCGGATGAGCATCGGACAGACCAACATCCACCAGGTGACTGGCGAAACGGTGACCACACCCGAAAGCGAGATTCCGTTGTCGGTCAAGAGGGTAATCGAACGGTACCGACGGTATGATCCGCTACAAACGCCTCCGGAGCGAGTGGCCTTGCTCGATATGAGCAAGAAACTGGATTTGGCTAAGGCGCGGAAGCGGTAAACCGAAGGAGCGGCGGCCCACCTCCGGCTACGGTTCCAGTCTTATAACGAGCAGCTTCCCAACCTGTCCGCCCAGGTCATCGGGTCGCCTAGGTCTGCACCAACTGGATTCGGCAGACTCACACCGTCCGGAACAACAGTTCGTTTTCAATGTTTGGCGCGGCGGGATGGCTCCCGCAAGCCATAAGAATAAGTATGGTCCTCTTTACCCTCGATAAGACCTCCGTCGATTCCACCGTCTCCTACATCGATCATCTCCAGGAACGCATCCTGGTGGGCGTCCGGGTGGGAATGAAGGACGGGGTCAAAGGGCTGGCACAAGCCGAAGTGGAAGCGGCAGCGGCGCATCCATCGGACCCTCGGAGCAAGCCCAACGACATGCTTGCCAACATCCTGGGCAGATCGGGAAGAGTGATCGAAACGGACGACGATATCAATGCCATCTACAAGCCCAGGAACGCAGGCAAGCAAGCCCATTACTGGCTGGAATATGGCTATCACGTGCCCGCCGTCGGGAGCACAATTATGAACATGATCGTGGGCATGCGCGCCCCTGGCGTGTATCGGGCGCACAAAGAATTCTCCGTACCTGCCCGGCCCTTTTTCTTCAGTATTGGCGAGGGATACCAGGGGCAGTTCTTCGAGAAGATTCAGGCGCGCGTTCGGGAGGCCATGAGTGCCTAGCCAGCTATCGGTTATAGACCGCGAGCCAATCTATGCCGCCCTGTTCAGTCTGCTGGTGGCGAATCTCCAGGGGTCACCCCCGACCTTCGTAACGGTCGGCAGGCGCTACATTCCGCCTCCCGCGCTGGGACCGGCTCAGCAGCCCGCCCTATTCCTCGTCGAAGCGTCGGAAGACACGAACCCGCGCCCGCAAGGCACGGCAGGCAAGAAGACGCTCAGCGCCCTACTCATCGTGCATTGCTGGGAATCGGCCATCAATCAAACTCCAGGACAAGAAACGTCGCTGGCGGCCACCCAGATTAATGCGCTGCTGAATGCTATCGACACGGCGCTGCTGCCTTCATACCCAGCCGATTCGCAGGGACGCCTGACCCTCGGCGGCCTGGTCCAACACTGTTGGATCGAAGGCGAAACGCGCATAGACCAAGGCATCTTCAGCCAGCAGGCGAGCGTGCATATCCCGCTCAAGATTTTAGTTCCATAATTTTTCCCCGGCGATTCAGAAGCGCCAATCTCAACCCCCAACAAAAAAGGAGTATTACCAAGTGCCCAATTATCAGTTCGGCAGCGGCGTTCTCGTGGCAGTTCCGAACGCCGGAAACCTCGCAGCCAATCCCACGCCCTATATGGTCGGCACCCTTCAGGAGTGCAACATCAACGTCAAAGGCGACATCAAGAAACTCTGGGGCCAACAGCAAATGGCCGTTGCCAAAGCGCGCGGCAAAATCGATGTGACATGCAAAGGCAAGTTTGCCACCCAGGACCCCACCATGCTGAATCAGCTCTACTGGGGACAGACCCAGACCACCGGCATGCAGATCTTGGCAGCCAACGAAGCCTGGACCATCGGCGGCGGATCGCCTCCCGCGGCCACCGTCACAGTCACTAACGCAGCGAATGCCACCACCGATTTTGGTGTCCTGAATGCGGCTACCGGGCAGCAGTTTCAAAAGGTCCCAGGCACGCCCGCTATCGGCCAGTATTCCGCGCCCACCCCGTTTCTGGGCGTATACACATTCTCGGCTGCGGACGAAGCGGCCAAGACCCAGATCTATATCAGCTACACCTGGCTGAATGCCGCCCGCGGCACCACCGTCGCTCTGGTGAACCAGTTCATGGGCTACGCGCCGGAATTCCAGGCGTTCCTGTTCAACTCGTTTCAAAGCCAGATCATGGGCATTCAACTGAATTCATGCATGATGGGCACGTTCTCCATCCCCACCAAGCAAGAAGACTTTTGGATTTCCGATCTGGAATTCGATGCCTCTTGCGATGCGGCTGGCGTGCTCGGTTACATGTACGCGGACCTCGGTTAATCCGTTATGGACGAGACCAGATCGCAATACGACGGCACCCCCGTCTACATGGCCGGAAAGACCTGGACAATTCCAGGCCTTTCCGTGCGGCAGTTCAAAAAATACTTCCCGGTCCTGGCGAAGTCCGCGGACATCCCTAAGGATGCGCCCATCGAAGACGTCAGCCGCATGCTCAACGAGGCACTGGATGAGCGCTTGCCCGTGATCCTAGCGGCCATCCAACGAAACTATCCGGAAGTCACCGAGGAGCAGTTGCTCGACATGGTTGACGCGAACAACGTTCCAGCAATCATGAAGGCAATTTCCCTGGGCTCCGGACTCCGGCCGGCCAAGCCGGGGGAATAGGCGCCGGCCCGCAGAAGATCGACTGGGACTGGTTTTACTTGCGCCTGGTCCGCGCCGCCGGCTGGTCGCTCGAATATATCGACGCCATGAGTGTGTCACGGGCGTTTGATATGGCATCCTCGCTGAATCTGCATCCGTCGGCCGACGAAATTCTGGCTGCGGTGTATTTAAAAAAACAGGAGAAGGCGAAACCCAAGCCCCAGACGCGCGATGATGCTCTTGCCCAGATGACCGCGTTCTCGGGGAGTGTGGGTGGAATGCAGGCGTCCATGAAGTTGCCGCCACATCTGCGCGCGATGGCGGAACAGGCATTGAAGGTGCAAGCGAAACTCGGTAAGTATTCGGTGAATTAGACAATGGGTGCAATCCTCGAAATCGGTTCCAGCGTCAACATCGCTCCCATCAAAATGGGAATGGAAGATGCAGAGGCTGCGGTGCGTAATGCGGCGGCTGAGATTGGCGGGGCCTTCGCTGGGCTGGCCGCGGATTCGGAAAAATCCGTAGCTCAGATTGCATCAGCCTGGGTGACCGTAGCTGAAAGCTCGCTTGCGGTCAAGGCCGCACAGTCGGATGTGCGGTCGGCAACAAGGGCGGCAGCCGAAGCCGAAGACGGGGACACCGCGGCGCTGGCGCGTTTGGCACTAGCAAAGAGAGCCGCGGCTGTTGCGTCGGCAACACAGACTGCGGCCATTAAGGCGGCTACTGTAGGCGTCGTCGAAGAAGAAGGCGCCCTGGCGGGGCTGACTGAACGGCTGATCGGCTCGGCCGAAGCGGCGAAGCTGGCCCAAGGCAGCATGGCCGGATTTGCAGGGCTCGCCGGACTGCTGGGCGGAGGCGTGCTGATCGGATTCTTTGCCCACATGGAAGACGAAG